CCAAAGGCACTTGGAAAGTGAGGTTTTAATGATAGACTATAATTTAGTCCTGTACATTGGTATGGGACTTATTGTTGGTGGTTTTGTTTTATTTTTAGTAGCAAGTCATTTTGAAAGACAGGCTGAAATAAAACTAGCTAAATTAGAGCAAGCATTTAATAATGCAAAAGAAAGGGAAAAACAAAATGCCAAATAAACATTTTTGCCAAGGACCATATTGTCATACTAGGTCTACTACAGACAGATTTTTAAAATCTAGGAATGTAATTCGTGGAAGATATGCAAAGCTTAATAGGGACGACAGGACAGAATATTATCCACGATTAAAATATTTTTGCAGCACTAATTGTGAAAGCCTGTGGTTAGATGAAAATATGGAAAACATCGAACAAGGTCGACCGATTGAATTCATCAGACACAGACGCGAAAGTGGTGGATATCAAAAAGTGACCACGACTCACGACTCTTGGAATGGTGGAACTTATACACGTAGCCATATAGAAAGGATTGACAATAGGAACGAAATAGACTAGGATAATCCTATTAACAAGAAAGGTATATATGAAAACAAATAAACAAAAAATAAACACAGACGCGCAAGAGTTTAAAATCATTGAAGATCAAAAAGATGAGCCTAAGTATAAAGAGGTATCAGCTTTTGTTGGTGGAATGGTGGAATGTGTAACATTTCCTAACGGTGATTTAATGTTATTAAATGAAGAGGGCAAGTTAATGCAACTGCCATTAAATCCAGAGGCAACGGCATTGTGGCGTTCTACATTTACAAAAGACAAGTATGCATTTGGATACAACGACTTCGTTGTAGGTCCTGTGATCTACATTAAGAAGAAGGCGCTCAAACATTGGGCGTAACCTTTCTTGCTGTGGCCCTACGGGCCACAGCGCACAAATTTAATCTAAATCAATAGAGGTACCAAACCCGATTGGGTTTGTTTTTCTTTTACATAAGTCGATACACCCTAAATAAAAAAGGGGTCCCACTACTTCAGGTTGTATTGCTTGATTTAGACAGATAAGGGTGGTAAAAAACATCTTCACTGTTAAAAAGGTGCAAAAAATTTGAAAAAAATTTTTTATGAAACAAAATATAGATATAAATAAATTACCTTCCGACGTTCGCGCTCAATATAGAAGATTTAAAGTTATGCATGCTGAAAAAAAGATTCAGCGAAAAGCAAAAGATGACTTTATGTCCTTTGTCAAAGCTGTTTGGCCCGAGTTTATAGAAGGCGCGCACCACAGAGTCATTGCTAAAAAGTTTAATGACCTTGCAAATAAAAAAATTAATAGACTTATTGTTAATATGCCACCTAGACATACCAAGTCAGAGTTTGCTTCTTACTTGTTGCCAGCGTGGATGGTGGGCCGTAATCCAAAACTCAAGATCATTCAGGCAACTCACACAGGTGAACTTGCTGTAAGGTTTGGTCGTAAAGCTAAAACATTAATTGATAGCGAAGAATATTCTAAAATTTTTGATACTTCTCTTAGAGAAGACTCTCAGGCTGCAGGAAGATGGGAAACTGCTCAAGGTGGAGAGTATTTTGCTGCTGGTGTTGGTGGAGCAATCACGGGCCGTGGTGCAGACCTCTTGATTATTGACGATCCACACAGTGAGCAAGACGCAATGTCAGTTTCAGCCTTTGATAATGCGTACGAATGGTACACATCAGGACCAAGACAACGTCTTCAACCAGGCGGACAAATAGTTTTAGTTATGACTCGTTGGTCAAAAAAAGATTTAACAGGAATATTGTTAGACAATCAAAAAAAAATTAAAGGTGATCAATGGGACGTGGTCGAATTTCCGGCAATCATGGACCACGGAGATAAAAAAAGATCTGTATGGCCAGAATATTGGGCACTAAAAGAATTAGAATCTGTTAAAGCAACGCTTCCAGCAGGAAAATGGAATGCACAATGGATGCAAGAGCCAACTTCTGAAGAAGGAGCGTTAATAAAACGAGAATGGTGGCGAAAATGGGACAAAGAATTTTTACCAGACGTTACTTACGTCATTCAAAGCTACGATACGGCATTTTTAAAAAAAGAAACGGCCGATTACAGTGCAATTAGCACTTGGGGTATTTTTTATCCCGAAGAAGGAGGCAAACCAAACATAATTTTATTAGATTCGGTAAAAGATCGTTTTGAATTTCCAGAATTGCGTCGTGAAGCATTGGATCAATATAAATATTGGCAACCTGATATGGTTATCGTTGAACAGAAAGCATCTGGAACTCCATTAACGCACGAACTAAGGCAAATGGACATTCCAGTGATGACATTTACGCCAAGTCGTGGTAATGATAAGCATGTTCGAGTAAATTCTTGTGCTCCGCTATTTGAGGCCGGATTAATCTGGGCTCCTGATGAGCGATTTGCGGAAGAAATGATCGAAGAATGCGCGTCATTTCCATATGGCGATCATGATGACTTAGTTGATAGTATGACTATGGCTATTATGCGATTCAGGCAGGGAGGTTTCCTACCCCATCCAGAAGATTATGAAGACGAAAAAAAACCACCTAGGAAAAGGGAGTACTACTAAATATGGCTATAGATATCGGATTAAGAATTATACAATTGCTAGATAGCATTGGTATAAAAGGTGGTAGCTATTTAGGTAAAGCTAGTAATGTTAAAAAAGCATTTACTGGAGGTAAAGCAACATTTTTTAAACCTAATGCTTTAGAAACACTTAGATCTCAAGACGGCACTTTTACTGATGCATTAAAACTTATTGAAGACGAAGCTAAATATATAACTAATGCTACAGACGCTGAGAAGATGGCATTTTTAAATAATTTAACGGAATATAAAAGTTTAGGTGGTCCTCCAAAAACAACAGGCGGTATTACAGCTTTAGATGAAGCAAAAAATTTAACTGATGAAGCTGGAGATCTTCAAACATCCATTGATGACTTAATGTCAACTGCAAAAAAAATGAAAGATGAAGCCGAAGCTAATAAAAATAAAGCGCTTCAAGATTTAGATGATTTTTTTGCAACAGGTGGTCAACCATTTAAGAAAAAAGATGATAAATTTCTTGGTGGTAGTATGCACGAAGAAAGTCAACTTAGAACTGGTATTAGACAATTTTTACAAACAGAATATAAAAACGGCAGGCTTAAATTAAATGACTTAGATAAAGATAGAGTCATGCAATATTCAGGGTTAATAGAACATGATCCTATTTTAGTATTTAAAAAAATTTACGGCGACGAAGCTTATAAAAAAGCTGGATCGTTTCCTGGTGCATTTGAGATAGGTGAGGATTTTAAACACTATGAAAAAATTTTTAGAGAAAACATGGGAGAAGATTTATTAAAAGTTAAAAACAAAGAATACGTTGGTGATGGAACTTTAGTTTTAACTGATGAAGTATATGAACCTAAACCAGATGTTGATGATGACATGCCTTTTGCAACAGGTGGTCGTGCAAGTTTTGCTGGTGGTAATATAGTTTCTAAAATTATAGCAGCAATTGTTAAGAAAGAACCAATTAAAGCTATGAAAGAAGTTAATAAAGTTATTGGTAAAAAAGGTAAATATAAAAATTTAACAGAAGATGAAATTAATAAGATTGTAGACGGAACTAACGACTGGATCATGCAAAGAGATCCAGATAATTTATATGTCTACGATGATGGTAAAACTATTTACGATGAGGATCTTACAAAACAACAGTTAATTGAAAAAGAAGGAAGAAAATTAGATTTAGAAAATATTGAAGGCACTGCTGATAATATGAGTGTCGAAGATTCTTTAACAACTATGGAAGGTCTAGGTGCAACTCAGACCGCTGAAAGATTTAGACTGAAACAAAAGTATCCAGGAATTTCGGATGAGTTATTAAATAACATTTTAATAGATGACAATCCACAAAGAAAAGCAGAAGTATTAGCAACTATTGATGAAGCTTTTAAAATGATGGAAAAAGGTAAAGGTCCTGATGAAATTGTACAAACATTTAAAAACATGAAAAGAACTAAAAACGCTAAAGGCGGACGTGCTGGTTTTTACATGGGAGGTCAGTCAATGATTGAACCTGATCTTTCAGACATTGGCCATGGTTCGGATTCCTTGATGTCACGTAACAGAATACTTGCACCAAATAGTCAAGCGACAACATCAACAGGTTTAAATTATTTATTAGGTGAAGATAATGACAATACTAGAATTCCGTTTGACAAAGGATTATTAGTTCCACCACCTAAACCATATACAACAGATCAATTTGATAAAGATTCTATGATGCTGTTGCAAGGTATTTATGGAACAGGAAAAGCTACTCATCCAATGCTTTACAATAGTATAATTGAAAAAGGCAACAAACTTAGAAAACAAGGCGTTGAAAGAGAAACAGTTATTGAGATTATAAGAAACAATAAAGATAAAATTAATGCGTTTTTAGAAACACAAACAACATCCCCTAAAACTTTTAAAGGCATTGATGAGTTTGAAATGAAAGCAGATGGTGGCAGAATAGGTTATGCTACAAAAGGTAAAGTAGATTTAGCAGATTTAGAATCTTTAAAAGGATTAAAAAAAGAAAGAGAAAAATTAAATGTAGATGGATTACCATCTCTAAAAGATACACTGGCAACTCCAGGACAGCAGCAACCTCAATCAGCTAGATCTCAAAGAGAAAAAATTTTAGATAAAGCTATTGCTAAATTTACTTACGCTGTTGAAAATTTAGATCAAGAAACAAGGGAAAAAGTAATATCTGCATTTAATGATCAATTAAAATTTGGTTATGAAACTACTATGAGTGGTTTAAAAATGGATGCTGCTGAAAAAGCTGGTTTTGTTCCAATTGACAAAGAAACTATTTATAAAGCTATTGTTGATATGGACCTTCCAAAAGACACTAAACTAGAAATGTCAGCTTTAGCTAATAAAGCTGGTGAAGCCGAATTAGCGTTTTCTCTTATTAATAATAATTTAGGAATTACTTACGATAATCAAAGTCAAACCATTGTAGGAGAATATAGATTTGATACTAAAGATGGTAAACTATCTATTACACCTAGCATTACAAAAGATGAAGATAGTAAAATTCAATCTAAAATAGAAATTGATAAGGCAATTAACAATGGAAGTATAGATTTAGATTTAACAAAAGATACAACAGATAACTCATTAACTACAGATTTTGAAATTGTTAAAGATGGAAATGTTTTATCAGCAACAAACGTTACGGGTGGAGACAATAATTATTTTACAGCAGAAGGAACAGCAAAGGTGCCTTTTTATATGCTTAAAGACGGACAATCACCTTATATTTCTTCTGAATATTACAAAGACGATGGTTCTAATTATTTTGAAACAAGTTTAGGTATTCCAATTACACAAAATTTAGAAGCAAGTCTTAGTAATTTAAATAGGTATGATGGATCACACGTTAATACATTAGGAGTAAATTACAAAAAATACATTGATAATATATTTACAAAAAATAAAACTTTAGATACTCGAGGAACTTTTTCTTTTGATGCAAACATAGATAGTGACAATAATAAATACGCTGGATTTCAAATTGCATTTCCTCTAAGTGGAAAAAAAACTAAAGATATGCAAGGGATTTATTTTGATAACGAAATTCTGTCTCCAGACGAAGAAAGACTAAGAAAAAGATTAGAGGATGAAAATACTATGTTTTTTAGAAATAAACCATATTACAAAGATAATATTTACTCAGGAAGTGACTTCAATGAATTAATTGAAGCAACAAAAGATAATCTAACGATTGGTGATTTTATAGGTCCAAAATTAATGGCACAAGGTGGTATTGCAAACATAAGACAAGGTTATTCAGCAGGTAAGGGGGTTGACCTAGCGCGTAGAGGATTTTTAAAATTATTAGGTGTAACAGCTGGAGGAGTTGCTGCACTTAAATCTGGAATTTTTAAAGTATTAGGTAAATCATCACCTAAAGCAATTCCTAAAATAGTTGAGGTTGGCTCAGGATCTGGCGTGCCATCATGGTTTGAACCAATGGTTAACAAAGTTTTGGCTGATGGATTAGACATTACTAAAAAAAATGCATACATTGATGGTCAAACGGTTAAAAGATTAGAAACACCAAATGGTAAAGTAGATGTCTACCACAATGAAAGAACTGGTGAAATCGATGTAGATTACATAGGGTCTGGTACAGCTTTAGATGAAGGAGTACAGATGAATTACAAACCAGGTTTAAGTTTAGCTGATGAAGGTAATCCTAGACCAGCAGATGAATTTATGGCAACAGAAAATATTCCAGAAGGACAAGTAGTTGGACCGGATGACTATGAAATTGGACTGGGAGAAAATACGGTGTCTAAGATTGATGATTTATTTTCTGATACATCAGAACTTAAAGAACTTGGTGGTGAAAAAATTTTAATTAACGATATATCTCAAACTCTTAAAAAGAAACAGAAATTAAAACAAATGAAAGATAATCCTTCGGACTTTGTAACAGATGTCCAAGGTGATTACGATCCAACTTAATATGATTGATGAAACGACAAAATTTAATCGAGCCAAAGGCTATTATAAACGTATTGCATTAGCCGGCGACACAACAGGTGCATTTAAACAACTAGTAGCTTTTAATAAAGAAGCAGATAATCTTAAAAATTTAATAAACCAAAAATATGGTCCAGGGACCATTAAGTATGGTTCAGAAATACCCCCACCACCAGCACGACCCGAGGTTATAGAAATGGATTTAATCAACGACTTTATGAAACGTAACCCACAAGCTGACGGTGGACGAATACCTTTTAAATATGCAGGTCGAGTTAAATTTGAAAATATAATCGAACCTAAAATATATGAAGGAAATAGATTTAGTAAAAAAATGCCTCCTGGCACATTTACAATGAGATTATATGAAGGCCTAGATGAAAATGGAAATAAAATTTTTAATACTTATACTGGAAAAAAAGAAAAATTAAAAAAAATATTTGACGAAAAAAATAGGGGTAGAGTTAAACAAGTTAAAAGTGAAAGAGCTGCAACAGCCTCATTCGACAAACCATATAAAATTTTACAGGGAGAAAATAAAGGTAAGTATCTTATAAATTATGGAGGAGGAACTGAAAGTCCTAAAGTAACTAAATATTTTGATCCCAAAGAATATGGTAGTGATAAAGCAGCTTACGACGCAGCAAATAAAGAATTAACAGATTACAAAAATAGACCAGACAAATACGCAAACTTAAAAGGAAATTTTAGAAAAAATGTTGTTCAACCTGAAGGTTTTGTAACAGGACAAGAAATGCTTGAAGAAGCCAGAAAAAAAGGAATTAATGTTAGTGAAAATAGACAAGCATCTAACTTTGCTGATAATTTTGGTTTTCCTAAAAAAGGAAGTGGACCAGTTGTATTTTATGACATTAGTAAATTAGATGATCCAAAAGAAGTAGATAAAATTTTAAAAGCACAAGTTAAAGCTGGTGCAGGAACTGATTTAGCAAAAGAAAAATTTCCTATAAAAACAAAATCAGAAATTGCACAAGCTAGATATAAAAACATAGTAGAAAAAGGTGGTGTTAGAAAAGGAAGTCCGATAGCAGGGAAAAGAATTTTAAATGTTGACATGGGCCATGCTGGAAATATTTTTAGTAAAAACGCTAATGAGTTAATTACTTTAGACAAACTAACTTATACACCATCAGAAATTAATGAAATACTAGGTCAAAAAGGTGGTGTTGATGATAAAATTAGAGCCATTGAAAAATCTCAAAAAAAGATAATAGAAAAATTTAATGATGCAGATGCTGCTTCATACATGGATAAAAATAATATTGTTTATGATAAATCCAAAGGTAATTTTAAAAAACAACTTTTAAGTAAATCAGATGCAACTTTAACTAGATTAGTTTTAGACTCAGGTGGCTATAAAACTGCACAACTTAGCACAGGAGTTGATTTTGGTAAAAGTTTTTTAAAAAACATTACTGATCCATTTGGTTTGTTTAAAGGAATGACTGAAAGAGATTTTGTAGATTTTAGAAGACAATACATAACTGACGAAGGAAATTTAAAAAGCTCATTATTAAATGATGAATCAAAAAAATTAAAAATTAATTTAGCAAATACAGAAGATTTTGATGATGTTCTTAAATATAAAATGGTCAAGGGTAAAAAAGTCATAGACATACCTAAAAAAGAATTAAAAAATTTAATAAATTTAAAGATGATGGAAGAAAATAGAATTAAACAATTAGAAGCAGCTGGCAATGTTCCTGACGATGAAATAAGAAAAATTATACAAGCTATTGGTTGTCCTAATGCTAAAGCTGGTGGAGGACGTATAGAATTTTCAACAGGTGGAGATTGTTTTGACAAAGGTCAAAAATTAATTAACAACAAAATGAAAGGTGCATCACCAGCACAACTTAAAAACTTATCTAAACTTGGACCTATGTTATTAAAAGCAGGTAGTGCTGTAATGTCGGGACTTATTGTACCCGAAGCATTAATTGTTGGTTTAGACGCAGCAGCAAGAGTTGGTTTGGGCGATACTCCTGCTGAAGCAATTTTAAGAGCAACAGATTATATTACACCCGATTCTTATTTTGGAAATTTTTTGCAAAAAGCAGATTTAATGAAAATAGAAAGAACTTTGGGAAAAGATGTAAAAAATATTGCTGCGCAATCTTTTGCTCGTACCGATCAATCAAATAAAATTAACAAACTAGAAAAAAAATTAAAAAATTTAGAAGCAATGTCAGAGTCTTCAGAGTTTGGTTACGTAGGTGATTTAACTAATCAAATAAACATGACTAAAGATCAAATTAAAAAAGAAAAAGAAGATTTAAAAAATAAATTTACTACAACAGGACAAGAAAGTAGGGATATTTATACTGAACGTGCATTCGAAGACGCATATGATGCAAGTATGGCAAAGTCTAAATTTGCTGCAAAAAATTTAGTAGATTCACAAAGTGAAAATCCTAGAATAAGGGCGTCACAGGATATGCAAGATATGATATCTCAAAAAAAATTAAATGAAAAAAAAATAGACTCACCAAAAATGAAACCAAACTTAGGTGCGTTTGTAAATTTTGATGATAGACAATTGGAGTTGTTGGCAGCACGTACAGGACAAGATCTTAACAGATTAAGACAAATTCAAGACTATCTAAACCAAGAACGAAAACTGTCTTTTGCAGAGCAAGAAAAAATTTTTGGTAAAGAACTGACTTATGGAACACAAGGACATATGGGTCAACCTATTGAAAGAGAAGGACCAGGTTATTATTCAAATTATAATCCTTCAGATCGATATAAAAATTTTAAATTAGGAATGTTTTCAGAAGGCGGTATAACTACATTAAGGAGCAAATATGAGTATAAAAAATAAAACAACAAATAAAAAACCAAACATGGCACAGAAGATGAGAGCCAATCCTGGTTTTAAATGGTGGGCAGTACCACCTAAAAAGGGACCTTTATCACAAGGGTTGAAAGTTAAACCAAAACAAGTTAAGAAGGTGTAGGAGAAAATATATGGCAGATATAGACAAAGCTCTCCCTAACGAACGACCTGAAGACGAAATTTTAAAAGAAGAAATGGAAGAGGTCGATGTTGCAGAAGAGTTAGGTAAGGGACCAGTAGAAATTACAGAAGACGATGCAGGGGCTACAATTGATTTTGACCCTAACGCAATGCCAATGCCACAAGCAGGTGGTGATCACTTTGCAAATTTAAATGAATTACTTCCAGAAGACGATACAAGCGCCATGGGTAATCAATTACAACAAGATTACATGGAATACAAAATGTCTCGTAAAGAATGGGAGCGAGCATACATTACTGGTTTAGATTTATTAGGATTTAAATACACTAATAGAACAGAACCATTTCAAGGAGCAAGTGGTGCAACTCACCCAGTTCTTGCAGAAGCTGTTACACAGTTTCAAGCTTTAGCTTATAAAGAATTATTACCGGCAGATGGACCCGTTAGAACAATGGTTATGGGTAGATCTGATCCTATGAAAGAAATGCAAGCTCAAAGAGTTAAAAATTTTATGAACTATCAATTGATGGATCAAATGAAAGAGTATGAACCTGAGTTTGATCAAATGTTATTTTATTTACCTCTTGCAGGTTCTACATTTAAAAAAGTTTATTATGACGATTTATTGGGAAGAGCTGTTTCAAAGTTCATCCCAGCGGATGACCTTGTTGTTCCATATACGGCTACCTCATTAGACGATGCGGAAGCAGTCATCCATGTTATCAAGATGTCAGAGAATGATCTACGTAAGCAAATGGCTGCGGGTTTTTATTCTGACATCGAGTTAACTAAACCAACTGGTACAATTACAAACGAGTTGGAAGAAAAAGAAAGAGAAGTCGAAGGACTTACAAAATCCCA